CTAGAATGAAATATGAGAAAGAACAAGCTATGAATACTTAAAATTAGGTATTGACAGATACTAGGATAATGTGGTATTATCCTAGTATTAATAACAGAAAGGACGAAAAATGAAAGACACACAAATACAACTTCCTCAAAACTTTATTATTACTTATTTTGCTGATAAGCACGATAAGTTTATTACAAGACGAGGACAATTCACAAAACCTGATACAGATAAAACAGGAAGATATTTTATTTCTAAAGATGGAAAACCTTGTTTTATTTATTGGGATTTAGACGCAGATGGTTGGAGAATGGCAACTTGGGCAATGACAATTAAGGAGGACAAATGAAAGACGTAACAAAACTACTGCCAGCATATCTACAGCCGAAAATAATTTCGGCTGTTGCGTATATTAACGAAGTTTCGCCAGATATTGATAAGGCAGTCGAAAGAATAAACTTACTACAAAAACGATTAACAGAAAAAGAAATAATGTGGGTTATGTCGCTTTTAACTTTCGAAAAACTTTTGGATATTGTAAAAGATAGCAAAGAGTTTGAGAAATATCAGAACACAATGAAAGAAAGGACGATTAATTAAATGAGTAAATATTTCGATGATGTGATGAGAGGACTGAGAGCACTAGACAAATCTCAGTTGCAAGAGGTAAGAGACAAAGTTGAGGAATATATTGAAGAAGAAGAAAAAAGAGAGGACAAATGAAATATTGCCAAGGACCAAAATGCCATACTTATGGAACTAAAGATAGAATACGAGGACCGAAAGGCGCCAAGTATTATCAGACGAGAAGAAGAACATATTTAATGTTTGACGCATTTTGCGACAACAGATGTTGGACTGATTGGTTTGATAAGTTTGGCGAGCGAGCAGTCAATCACTTCGGTAGAATAGTTGAGCCAATTAAATTGACAGAAGAAAATGCTTGGGTAAAAGATTATGATTGGGATTGGCAATCAGGCACAACAAGCAATCATCATTTTATTAATAAGATAACACAACAACGCATTCCAATAACAGAACAACAATACAACAATCAAGATTTAGTTCGTCCTTTGTAACTAAATGTCGAGGCGCTCACGCGCCTCGGCTCTCG